TTCATCTTGTTGGACTCCCGGTTCCCGTGGCGAGCTTAGCTTATCTCGCCCTCTTCGCAGAATCGCACATCATGATTCGCGGAAACCCCCCAGTTGCTTTGGGGTGGAGCTGCTCCGTGCAGTCTCTCGGCATTTTGTTTAGCACGTAAGTGTTTACAGTCGATAGTAGACTCCAGTTTGCCTAGAACTAGATTAACCCTTGATCAGAGGACTATCTTCCAACGTTTTGGGCACAGGTGCAATACCTGCCAACAAGACCCACTAGTGAGGGATTCTCTTCCTCACCTGATCGACTCAGTTTAACGACTTGAGCTGGTCGTGTTCCGTGCTTCACCGTCCCTACCCGTTAAGGTAGTCCTCTCGAGTTTCGAGTTCTCGGTACATGCCCCACCAGGGCCAAAGTACCATATCCTGCACCGGTCCGAATTGGGAACGTGCCTTCTTTTCAATCTCTTCGCCTTCTTGGGCAAGATGGATTGGATCGGCAGTTTCGAATAAGGAGCGACGGACTTCATGTCCGGCAGGGAGAGGTCGAATTAGAGGCGAAAGGACTTCGCTCTCTATCGACTTTTCAGCAACGAAAAGTTGACTCGGAGAGATATAAGTCTCGATTCCAGGAATAGGTTGGACACCCATTCCCCCAAGGACCTTTGGGATGAAGAGATTTCTTCCCCGACATTCAAGGGACAGCTCTTTGCTATGCATTGAGCAGTACTGCTTGAAGAGGTCGGCCTGCTTTCCTGGCAGGCTCCCCCGGACCACCTCGTCTATGACTGATGATACCGGAGATTCAGAGATCTCATCATCGGAACCCACTTTTCCTAGGACCTTATGCTGTCCAACGAGAAGGCCAACATTCAAGAACTTGATTTCCACCGGAGTGGAAGTCGGGTTGCGTAAGTCCATGTCAACCGAAGTTGAATTGACATTCGCATACCTTTCGTGAATGTAAGCTTTCCCTGCAGACATCTCAAGACCAATTCTCTTTCCGAGAACCGTGTGGAGATCCCACTCATCTTGAGACCCGATGTAGAGCATATCGTCACCGTTGATCAGTACCGAACCAAGCAAGTTCTTAAGGGGCGCCCAAGGGCGCAACCTCTTTCGAACGGTAAGGTACAGTCCCAGGTTAGCGAGACATAGGATCGGGAAGGATAGAACTGAACCCATCAGCTGACCATTCTTCTGCATGACCGGCGGCAATTGAACGCCTGCCACTTTCGGATACTCGACCTTGTGAGGGGCGAGCACTGAAAGCATCATGTTATAAAGGTAGGGATTCTCAACAAAGAGATTCCCAAGGATTTCCTTCATAATACCAGAAGAGAGTTCAGCGGAAAGACCGTCAGTCGCAGCTGAATAATCTATTGATAACCATTGGCTTTCAGCCGGGTCAAGATAGAATTCACTCTGCTTCTTTAGGTCCGCCAGATCCGGCGGGTCTAAAGGTCTTCCGATGAGTCGGAAACAGTTCATTTTCCTCATAGCACCATGGAGAACAAGCTGCATACGCTTGGCTAGATAGTAGGGGACTGACTCACCCTTACTGATGGTTCTTACCTTAAATGGTTCCAGAACCGCCTCGACTTTCGCTGTCAGCACCTTTACAGTGTCGAAGCTTCGAATCTCAGCCTGCAGGATCTCTTCAAGATCCTCCAGTTCTCCAAAATGAGCGGAGACCTCTTCTACAGGATTGAAGAGGGTCCCCATGGTTCCTTTGATGAAACCATGTTGCTCATGGAACTTAAAAAGTCGTTCTTGTTCGCGAAGTCCTCTAACGCCTAGAAGATGTCTCAGATGTCCTGCCTGTCCTCCAGTCTTTCGACTGGATTCCAAGCTGGCCGATTCACTTCCCTTGTGAATCTCCCGTTGAGGCCTTTCAAAGAAAGGCTTCAACTCTTGTTGAAGAATCTTCCGTAGTTTTCGGAGAATTGGTTCGAGGTTTTCCATCACCTCAGCATACAATTCGTCTGAACCTTCGCACCCCTCCCGTAAGGGATCGGGCTGTTCCATCTGGGAACGGTGCTTCGTGAAGTTCGAAAGAACAATTTCAGAAGACACTGGGGCCGCAGCTCTTTTGCTCTGCAAGAAGGAGTACCACAAATGTGTGTTTCTCCGACTAAAACAGTTCAATCGAGGTTTGGCCCAACGCCAGAACCTTCCACTGAAGTGGAAAGGTTGATCCGCTTGTGGTGGTTCGTCATTCTTCAAATAACGAGCCATGGGCCACAGGATCATGTACTTTGCCCTTTTCAAGAATTTCTCTTCTTCGTCGACCTCAAGGTATCGAGAAGCTTGCTCCCGCAAGCTCTCTACCACCTCAAAAGGCGCGGCATGGTGTCTCAGAACTAAAGAGACTCCGTGGAGAAAGGACTGAACCCTTGCAACTTTAGCGTCCAGGGTTCGGCTGGACGGCGGACTATCGTAGTCACGCTGTTCGGCTAGTAATTGCTTACTCGCTAATTTCAACATTTGTAACAGTTGTATTCGTACAATTATTGTCCAACACTTCTCTTCTAGATTCAA